TTAGCCTCATCCCATAATGGTTTAATACCATCAGAACTAAGTTTAATCTCAGTTCCTGTAGTTAAATCAATAGGATAGCCGCTTGTAAATAGAACTCTTCCATCATAAGCTGTACGAAAAGTAATTTCTGGCAAGTTTGTTTTAGCCAGTTCTTTAAGTTTTTTACCCTTAGTCTTTTGTTTTTGATGCCATGTTCTACCAGGAACAGCTGATGTAATATTTGCCAATAAGTCAATACTTCGAATAGCAACTCTTGCTAATAAATCAACATCATTAACATGTTTTTTTAATTGAGGAAAATCAAAATTATTACCATTATGAGTAATAACCTTAAAGCCTTCATTCTGGAAGTTTTCTAAGTCTCCCATAAATTTAGTTAGTTGATCCTTGGTAATAGGATCTCTATCAGATGTAACGACGGACTTTGCATCTACTAAGACACCACCACTGTTTACTAAAATCTTTGTTTGAGGTGGATGAATACCATCTTTCATTTTAATTTGAATAGAGTAAACACCATCTACTTTATCAGTTGGATGGTAAATATTACCAAAAGTTTCAATATCAAAAGAAATTAATTTTGAATTATCACCAAACCACAATGGATCGTTAAACTCAGGCATGATATCAGGGTTTCCACCATGACTAAGGATCATACCCCGACGTAAATTAATTTGATCTTGTGTTTGAATATCGTTAAAAGGTTTAGACTTAAGATAGGAAATTTGAGCACTTTGCCAAGCTTTGGGATTGATGTCCATTAACTTAGGATCTAATACCTGTCTGATAAGTTTTTCTGGAATTATACCATTAAAGTGTTTAAATCCAAATACACTGTATAAACGACGGATTGTTCCTTCAAGTGCTCGTACTGCTTCATCTTCAGTTTTAAATCTATTATGATCTGGAATAACGCCTGGGGTTGCCATTGCTAGACGATCTTCAGCAGTATTAGCTGGAGCAAAGGAAGGATCAATGGCTTCAGGAGAGGATGAATCTACTATAGTACGACCCATTGCAATAGTTTCAATAAGGTTTATTGCTTCTTCTGTAATATCAGCAGGATCTTCTGAATAGAACCCAGCAGTTGCTGTTTGCATCATTAAGTTTTTCCAAAGACGTCCAGCTGCAATAATTTCTTTTTTATTTGGAATGGTTAAGTCTTTAGTTTCGCTTCCATCTGCAAGTTTAATAGGATCGCGTTGATTCACAATCATATTGTACGCGGGTTCACCAAAAGTTTCAGTAAGTTCCTGTAAAGTGGGTGTATTTTCAGTATCAAGTCTAGCAATAAAATTATCAACCCGCATCTTAGCACCAGCTTCAGCAACTGTACGCATACGAGTTTGATGGGTAATAATTTCACTTGTTGATCTAGTAAGATTAGTTGTATCTTGAGCTACGGCTCTAAGACTAAGATTAACCATTTCACCTTGTATTTTATTTAGTTCTTGTTCTAATCTAAAAATAACTTCACTAAAAGTTTTATCTCTGGCTCCTAAACTCTTACCTAAACGATCTTTATAAGTTTTTGAGATAAACTCAAGTCGTTTTTTTTCTGATTCTTGAACTAACTTAGCGCCTTCTTTGGTTGCTTCTTTAATTTTTGGTGTTAGTTCTTTCTTTAACTTATAATAAGTTTCTCGTAACTTTGATCGTCTAGTTGGATCAGCAGCTTTCCATGCTGTATATGCTCTATCTAATTTAGCTCTAAGGTTTTTAGCTGTTTCGACGTATTTTTCAACTCTAGATAATAGATCTTCTAGGTCTATTTTAAAAGTTTTTTCTGTTTCAGTTATAATTGAAATATCAATTTTTTCTGCTATCGCCAAAAGACTTTTAATTACAGCGGCTTTAATCTCACGTTCTTTAATTTTTTCTCCGAGATTATTAGCGTTTTCTTTTCGTTGCTCAAGTTTAGCTTGTTCTTTTAATAGAACATCTTGAAGATCTTTTACAAACTCTGCATTGCCAAGTTTTTGATGTGCAGTAATAAGTTCATTAATTCGATTAATATGTTGATATTGAACTACTTGGTAATTTTCAATGTCTAATCCACTCTTTTTAACAAGTTCAAATAACCTTTGTTGTTTATCTCCAACAATTAATCCAAAGGTTTCTCGTAAATCTGCTTTACCAATACTATCTAAAAACTCAACATAAAAATCTCTACTTGGTGTAGAGAATCTAGTAGCAATTGTATCCCAAATATCTGCTAATTCATTCTTTTCATCTTCGGTTAATTCCTGAGCTATTGGCTTTGGAAAAAGTTCATTCAATACTTTTTCTGAAACTGGATTAGATGCTGCTCGGAGTTTTCCTCTAATAATTATTTCAGCTGTGTCAACAGGAACACCCTTAGAAATTAGTTTTTCAAATTCTTTAGTAATATTTGGAATGTCGCATAACATATCTTAAATTCTCCTTATGAGCAATTAATCTGTGTTTGTAATTCTTTTTTAAACTCATCCTTATCAGTAAAGAATTGAGCTATATCTATAACTGTTCTGGCTTGTTCTTCACTTTTTTCTTTATGTATATTGACAAACGATTGTAAATATATATCGCTTTCTATATCCAAGGATTTAAGTAAAGTTGAGAACTGTTCAAAAGTTTCTTGAGATAATGCAGGTTTTTCCTGTACTTTAGGTGTTGTAAGTGTATCTACAGGAGTACCTTGAGTAGCCCCAGTATCTACAGGAGTATCTTGAGTAGCCCCAGTATCTACAGGAGTACCTTGAGTAGCCCCAGTATCTATAGGAGTACCTTGAGTATCTTGTTGATTTTTTAAATTCTCTGAAAACTCTTGTAATCGTTTTACAGGTTCTTGTAGTGTTTGTAATAAATTATCTGTAGCGGCTTGGATAGAGTTGTTAGTTTGTGGATCAATTTCAAAAGACTCTATGGTTTCTTGTACAATAGGAAATACTTTAAAGAATAATTGCTGTTGTTTTTGTACTTGTTCAATAACATCTTTACTAACAGTTTTTAAACCTTCAGCAATTTTATTATCTAACTCTTCTTGAAGTTTTTCTTTTTCTTCTACTGGAAGATTTGGATCTTCAAGTTTTTTTACTAACTCTTCATTCTTTTTTCTAAGTTTTTCTGTTACAAGACTATCGTGTTGTGTTTTAAAAAAACTCAAACCTAATAAAGAGTTATTATTACTTCGACCTAAACCACCTAAAGTTGTAATTAACAGAAAGGATTCTGCAAGGTTTTTGTTTAACTGTAAAGTTCCATCCTTAGACTTAATAAATACACCTTCATTAATCGCTTCATTAAGATTATTTAATTGTTCTTGGTTTAGTTTATTTTGTTTATAATCAATATTTAGTTTTTCTAGTGTCTCACCAAATATAATCCCAGCATCCAGTAAAGATGTTGTATTTAGTTTTCCACTAAGGGCACTTACTTGACTACCTAAGTTAGACAAAGATGTATAAGCTTTTTCAATAGATTCATAACCTTCAGATGTATATTTACCAAAGGTTCTTTCAAACATTAAACCTCTAGTAATTTGTTGAATTCTCATTTCTTTTGCTATAGGGTCTAAATCATCAAAACTACCTTGTATAGCAGATAAATAAGCATTAAATTCTCGCGCTCTAGATGGATCTAGATTAAAGAAACGTGCTCCTGCGTTAATAACAGCATTAGGACTATTAATAACCTTAGCGGTTGCAAAATTTAAAGGAGCAAGAACACCACCTAATATTGGTTCCATAATAGCACCATAAAATGCTTGTTCAAATGTATTTGCTAAATCTAAATGAGATCTAAATCCTAAAGAATAATCATATCCTTGATTGATTAAACTTGTAACGCCTTCTTCAACAAAACCTTCTACAGCTTGTCCAGCACTCCAAAGTGCTCCTGTTTTAGCTACACCTTTAGCAAAATCAACACCCTTTAATGAACTAAGATTAGTTCCTTTTATAGTATTATTCAATGCCGTTAACTTTGGAAACTTAGTTCCAGCTTTCTTAGCTGCAATTTCTAATATAGTTCCAGGAAGATTAACAGGTAACGCAGCGTTTATTCTCTGTAGGGTTTGTCTGACAGCCATAGCTCCTTTAATGCCAGACCTAAAGTTATTAGACGAAGCTGCTGCTGTTCTCGTGGCACCAATCACAGCAGATCGTGCACTAAGGCCAATTGAAAAAGCTGTACTAGCACCAGCAGTAGCAACCATAATAGCGGCTTGTCCTACAGCATCACCAGAAGTTAAGGTACTGTAGATCGCGTGTCTTGCTTTTTTAACATATGTCCAGTATGGATGTATTTGTTGATGAGTTTGTAAAGTTCTTGCAATTGCATTATTAATAAATACCCCATTAACGTAAGACCTAAACTCACCAGCATTTTTAACGCCTTTTAGATATTCCCAATCAACACCCTCGTCTGTCCATGCTTTATAAAGAACTGGATCTCTAGTTTGAAGTTCATTAACCATTTCAGATCCATTAATTTTATTAGAACTATGTAAAGCAATCCATGCTGGGTTTGTTGTTTCAGGAGAAACTAAACCTTCAATAGCATCTAAAACAGGCCAGAGAGAAAGATCTGTAGCTGCTGAACCCCATGGCTTTAACAAATATCTATCAAAATTATTAACTATATTAGATCCAACTCGTTCATTAAAAAATGATTCTTCAAATTCATTTCGTAATAAAGCTTTAATACCTGGTGATTTAGTCCGTTGTGCTAATAAAACGTTTTCAGCTAAAATTGGTGCTTGTTCAAGACCAAAACCAACAATAGTATTAGGAGTTACAGGATCATCTGGGTTAAATGAGATACCCATAGTATCAAGATTAATACCTGCGGTATCCCTAAGGTCTTTCATTAATAGTGTTGTGCCATCTGGTTTAAAGTATGTTCCTGTTGCTAGGTCTAATTGAAACATAGGAACAGTTTCTACAATCGGTTCTAATGCGGTAGATGCATTAAAAAGATCTGTGTTCATAAAAGCATTTGTTTGTGCCCAAATAGTATTTTGGTTTGTAGTCATTAACTCAAGTAATTGACCATCGTAATTTGCTACAACATTTGCATCATGAAAACCTAAAGTTCCCATTTTAAACTTACCACCTGAGTTGGGATCGTAAGATAATAATCCTTTTTGATCATAACCTAACTCTTGGGCATAGGATTCAATTACCTCTTCTTCTTTGTTTTTTCTTTCTTTAAATCTTTTAAAATATTCAGAAACTTCGTTAGCTTTGTTTTCATCTGCTAAGGCAAGTTCTTGGTTTCTTTGTCTTTCTTTAACAGTTGCATCAAAACCAAACATTAACATAGTTTTTCTAATGTTTTCTTTATCAACAGGACCAAAATAAACAGAAGATTCTTCACTAGGTTGATTGTTTGTAGTGGTTAGTCCTAAATTAATAGGGTTATTTGTAAACATACTCATAGTTTAGTTCTTCCTAGTGTATCGCTCAAAGTTGTTTTTGTCTTTGATTTGTTATCTGGTTCTTGCGGACTTTGGAGTCTATTTAATTCAAGCATAGTTTTAGTCCAACGAACAAGACGTCTATGGTTTACAGCGCCTACTGTTGATGTATTTGGTTGCGATGGTAAAGCATAAATTGGTATATTTTGATGATTACCGTTTTTATCTCTATAATAAATAGAAGCTTGTGTTCTAGTTGGATTTGTAGAAAATCTAGCAGTTTTATTCGCTTCGTTTAAACCAAGTTTTAATTCTTGTAGTTTTTGGGTTACAGCCTTAAATGTCTCTGGATCTATTCTTTTTAACATTTCAAAAACTGTAACATCAGAAGCTCCTACAGTTTGTTTTGCAAGTTCATTATTCATTGCTTGTATTTCGTTTGATTTACTTTCTAATAATTGAATACCTTCAGGAGAAACATATGTTTTTATTAGCCAATCTAAGTTTTCTCTGGAAGCTGGTAAACTAAGGGTTGAAGCAACATATAAATCAACTGGATCTAAACCTTTTCTTACTCCTCTACGTTCTTCAAAGGTTGTACCATCACTAAAGGCATTTTCAAAGTCACTTCTAAATAAAGATCTTGCATTAGGATCAGAACTCTTATCCATTATATCACTCATATCAGAAAAGGAAAGAGGAATCCCTTCAGGAAAGGTAGTTTGTAGTGCTTGTTTAAGAACAAACTCAGGACTTCTTGTTGATGCAGAAGGATCATAACTAGTATCTAAACTTGGTAACGTAGTTCCTTGTCTAATAATATTTGGGGACCAACCAGGAAACATATAATAATTCCAGTTTCGTGGAGCAAATTGTACACTGTAGAAAGGAACACCACCTAAAGATGAGTTTCTTAAGTTAAATTCTCTAGTTGTTTCTGATAAAGATCTCATAGCTTGAATACGATTTGTTGCATTACTTGCTGTACCAATTGGTAATTGATCTGGAGGAACCGATTGTTGTAGTGAAAGTAAAGTCATTAAAACACCTTCAGCTTCTCTACGATCTGTTTTTCCTAGAGCGTCAAAATAATAAACAAGTTTTTCATCCACTGAAAGTGAATTAAATGGTTTTGGGTCTTTATTAGGGAGTTGAACCATCATACTTCCATTATAAGTAGGAGGTAAAATATTTCCTGTTTGGGCAAATGATGAATTACTAGCAAACATTGGACTAATAAGGTTATATACATTTACTAGGTTTTCTTCTGGAGTACGTCCTGCTATACCAAAAGCTTGAGCAACAACCTGTGTTGTTTTATCCGAAACTTTTTGTTTTTTAAAATCCTCTTCATTAAGTCCATAATAACTATGAATTCTTCCTGTTCCAATCTGTGTAATAAAATCGGAAGCAGTTTCTGAAGTAGACTTAGCTTCAGCACCAGGAATTACAGATATCTTTTCTGAAGGGTTGCCCATTACTCTAGATGCTGCTTGTACAATAGATAAAAACTGACTAGCTTTATTATCTACTCCGCTTACGCTAGTTGGAATATCAGATGTAGCAATAAACTTTACTAAACTTTCAAAAACTTTATTACCTTGATTAGACATATCAACCGAGAAATTAAAGTTTGTTCCAGTTAATGCTAATCCCCGTGCAACAAATAATACTGGATAAAGTTCATTTGGTTTTACATTAGCAATAGAACCATTACCAAGTTTTGCAAATTGTCTTCTAAACTGACTAAAGAACTCATTAGATGTGCTTTCTGGTAGTTGATGCATAGTTCGCGAAATCATAGCAGTTCGTAAACCTAACCAATTGCCTGTATTAGCTAAGTATTCAACACCATCATTTCCTGTGGTTGTCCACTCTTGATTAGCTATTGAATCCCATGATATTGGTTTATTTGGATCAAGAACAGTCATTCCTTCAAGATTAACACCATAATATTTATTTACTTCTGTGTTAATTTTTTCTATAGTCTTAAATCTTTGAGTCTGTTCTTGAAGTGTTTGAGCTGATTGTGGTTTAAGGTATAGTTCTAACTCTTGTTCAGTTATTTTACCAGCAGATACTAAAACATTTAAAGCAACAGTGCGTGCTTCATAGTCTATTTTAGCTTTAGCTTGTATAAGCATATTAAAATCTTGTTGGGCTTCGGGACTTAGTTCGTTTAGTCTACTTGGATTAGCACTATAGGCATCTACAGCATTCAAAAGACCTGGATCACTGATTAAAGCTCCTAAAGCATTTTCAGTTGTTAGGTATTTTCTTTTATCAAGGGTGGTAGCAGTTCCACCCTTTGGAGCATTTCTAGCTTTTGCTTCTATAATATTAACAACATATCCACGAAGTTTTTCTATAGCTTCGTAAGATAACCCAGCTTTAGTAAATGGAACAACAACATCTACATTTCCTTCGTTAATCATTTGTTGAATAGTATCTGTTCTAGGCGTAACAATAGGCTGTCCATTTGCATCTTTAATTACATTACCTTCAGCATCTCGTTTCTCTGTAAAGAATAAAGATTCAATAAGATTTCTTGCTTCTTCTGGTGTAGAACCACTTTGAACTAAGTCTCTAGTTAATCCAAGTTTGGCGTCTAGATCATCTACAAAACTACCTAAACTTGTTTCTAAAGGAATATTAGGATCTAAAGTAATCCCATCAATAATTTGTTTTGTTGAAGACTCTACAGAACTTAGTAATCCACCCCACAATTGTTGTCCCTGTTTAGAAACTTTAAAAGCACTTGAAAGGTATTTTACAGTAGAATCTAAATCTTTAAAATCTGAAGTTTCAACTTTTAATACTCCATCTAAACCAGGACCAAAAGACTCTTTAAATAGTTTATCTACAATTTCTAATTGTTGTGCTGGAGGTAATAAAGTAAAAGAAGCAGCATCATAAGTATCTGGATACTGGTTAGTAGCTAGTCCATTATAAACTTGTGTATAAGCATCTCTTAAATATTGCTCTTGCTGTATACTATTCATATTAGAGAGGGCAGCTCTACTTTGTTCTCCAAATGTCTTTAGGGTTTGTGGATTTGGAGCTGAAAGAAATCCTAATGAAGCTGAAGCTGCTAAAGCTTGTTTCATTCTATCGTTATCATTTTTCCTAAGTAATCTAGACGCATTCCAAAAATCAGCTTCAATCTTAGGTAATATTTCAGAAAGCTTTACTCTTACTTGGTACTGAATATCAGGATCAAAAGTAGAAACCATGTCAGCAGTAGCGTCATAAAATTCTTTTTTAAGTACATCTGCATGTGATGATCTATCTGTATATGAATAAGCTTGTTCTAAAAGAGTAACAACTTTTGGATTTATTTTCTTTGCTTGTTCAATATCCAATGAACCATCAGCTAATCCAGATAATAAGTCCGAAGGAAGAGAAAACTCTTGTATTTTTGCTCCTAATAGTTGATTGGTTACAAGCATTTGTTCTTGTTCAACTAACTGAGCTGTAGTTGCATTGCGTAAAGAGGTATAAAAGTTTGAACCAACTAATGAAGGATTGTTTTTAGCAAATACTTCTAAGAATTCATCTGATAAAACAGGACCCATTTTACCATCAAACCTATCCCATTCTTTTGCCTGAGAATTATACTCATCTGAAACAAATTGCTCAAAGGCATCAGGTCCCCAAGATTTTGACATTCGATTAGTTAATTTACGTTTCCAAGCATCACCAGACAAAATAGTAGAGTTATTTTCTAAATGTTTATTAAACATTTGTACTTTTTCTCTAGGATCAATCTCTAATGCATCAATCCTTTCCCATTCAATTTCACTGTTTTGAATTGTTTCATTTTCAATTCTTTGACCTATATCGGCAAAGATATTTAAACTTTGTTGTGTTCCAGCAGCAATTTGAGCTAAGGATTCATACATATAAACTTCAGAAGATTTACTTGGTAAAGCTGACATTTCGCCAGGTCGGAATTGTCCTCCTGAAAAAGATGATTCTTTAAACTCAACAGGAGTTCGTTGAGCTTGTAATGGCTCAATGGGTTGCATTTGTAATAGAGATTGAATATTTGCTCTTGACATTAATTGCTCCTTATGCTAATCCATATTCACCAGAAACACTACCAAATGTTTGCGGAGTATTGCTAAAGTTTCCAGCACTACCTGATGAACCAGGTCCACCTGTACTATATTGTGGCGCAGAAGTAGTTGAACCAGTTCCACCACCACTCCCAGCAGCCCCTACAGCAGCCCCAGCAAAAGCTCCACCAATTTGTAATAAACCAGAAATCATTCCTCCAGCCTCAGCTGCTGAAGCATCTTCCATCATCGGGGCAGACATATATCCAACAATATTTGGCATAAATATATTTTCAGTTTGTGCTGACATTTGTGCTCTAAATTCTTTATCAATATTTGATTTTTGTATCTGAATATTTTTCTTTAATTGAGAAATATTATTAAGAGCATCTAATGCTTGTGCAGTTGCTAAAGAAGCATATAAGCCACTTGATGGCGAGATTCCACTACTGCCCATAGCATTTAATAAAGAAGCTGATGTTTGAGCTTTTTGTCTTGCAAGTTGACGATGTTGGAAACTTTCTATTTGTTTAAGATTATCTGTTGCTTCATACTGAGTTGCATACGCGGCCTCAACAATAGCAGCATTTCGTTTAGATTGTTGAGCAAAGTTATAAGTAGCCATAAATTGCTCGCGAGCATTAGCATAAGTTCTTTGTGTATTCTCTTCAATCCATCGTTGGGTTGCTTGTTGATTTCGTAAACGAGCAGCCGCACCTTGTGCTTTGCCTCCAAAGATTGAACTAATACCACCAGCAACAGCTCCACCAATAGCTAACATTGTCATTGGTTCCATGTGTTATCTCCTTACCAACCCCATTGTTTATTAGAGTTTGTTGATTTCTTTTTTTGATTTGTTGCAACCACTCGGGTTGCTCCAGAGCAAGGAACATAATCACTGGCTCTAAAATTATTAGCCCAGTCTTTAACTCTTTTTTCCCATTCTTTTTGTTTAATATCTTCGGATGCCTTGCTTGTATCCAAAGCCATATGGGATTTATAATACTCTACAGCAGCAGATAACACATCCACCCGATCATCATGCTTTAAGGCTCCTCGGCCCCTGTGTAGTCTTGTAATTTGCATTTGATTGTTTTGATCTTTAATTGCTTTTCTAGATATAACTAATCTATGCATTGCCATTACAGGCTCAAGAGTAGAGATAATTCTTAATTCTTTTTGACCTGTAACCCTATATTCTTCTATACCAACCTTACCACAGTGTTGGATTAGGAATGGTGTAAGTACTTTAGTAAACAAACCATCACCAAAGTTAGACTCTACCCTAACTAGGGGAATCTGATATTCATTAACTAATTTGGCAATTTTCATTAAAGTTCCATCATCATAGCCACCACTGATGCCTAGTAGTTCGTGTATAAAAATAGTTCCACTAAGGACAGATGCTACACACAGTCCTGTTTCGTCTGTACCTCGTCCACTTGGGTCAATACAGAGATGCATGTGTTGATACTTAAGGTAGTTATTAGACACATGCATAGGAACTGAAACTATATCTCCTGCGATTCCAAACACAGGAATTCCTGGCATTGGGTTCTGACCTTGCCATACAATTTTATCTGGACCTACCTCTGGATCTACATCTAATACCACTAGGTCTCGTAACTTAAGAGGATATCTATCTTGGTCCGCTAAGCTGGTAATAAGCTTATATTGTAGGGCATAGTGACTAGGGCCGATTTTAGCCGATCTGGAGGCTAGCTCCTCTCGGTCGAATCTCTCTGGCTGTGTAGCGTCCCCTGGCTTTATATCCAATCCTAGGACCCAAGGAGCCACATCCTCGACCTCATGGGGTACGGAGATGTCTGGCATCTCAGCTGGATACTTAATCATAGGGTAGGATTCTTTAAGAACATTATAAACAGAGTCCTGATAATGGGGAGTACCTAAAAAGATAACTCTTGAACCTTTATTTCTAATAGACTCTAGTTCTGCTAGTTTCTTAAGTAATGTTTCTTTACCTACTGGAGTTTCATTTTTACCAGAAACCTCAATATCGTCAAGTACTACACGGTCTGCGTGTAAACCTGTGATCTGTCCTGTAATACCTCTGGCAGCACAGTTTAGATCTTGTGTAAACTTGGTTCTAACCGCTAAGTTAAAACCAAGTGCGTTATCTTTATCCTGATCCCGTGGGATCATAAATTGACAATACGGAACTACCGATAAGATCTTTCTAGCCTGTGAGACAAAGTCTATAGCTTTGCCTTGAGTATTAGAAAGAACCAAGAAGGTAAAGTTTGGGTCCTTAAGCCACTCCCAACTTGCTAAACAAGCTGTAATAGTAGACTTACCAGTACCGCGTCCTGCCGTCAGGATACAGTCATTGGCACCTTCTTGGATCTCTCGTGCAATTTCGTATTGGATTTTGGTAGGTTCCCCAAGACCAAGATGCTTAAAACAAAAATACAAATGGTTTCTAAAATCATCTAATACTTCTTGAGGAATCTTCATCCAATCTCCTTATCGTCTACGACGACTAATTAAACCAGCCATACCAACCAAAGCAATAGCACCTGGGGTTGGAGCATTCAATTGAAATGCACCACCAGCGGTATTGCCGATGAAGGTAGGAAGTGGGCGCCAATCACCCCACTTGTTTTGTGCATTTTCGTCTGTAAACCAAAACTGATTTACATTTTGGCCTTGCGACCAAACAAACTGATCACCCATAGCATCATTAAGTTGAGCACCGATATTCATAAAGTAACTCCCTGCTGCAACTTGGAATGTAAACGGAACATAAAACTCATAGACTGGTTGACCAAAGAAATTATAATCACCAGTTGCAGTAACAGTAATACCCGAAAGATCAATCTTTTGGTTTGTTACGTGAGTTTCAAAGTCTGTATTCCACACAATGATTTGGAAACAATCAATATTAGTTAAACCTTGATCATTAAAACCATTCATGGAACCCCACCAACGAATAGATGAAGTTGAATATGTTTCTTCAAGATCAAAACCTTGTGCTCCACTTTGAGCATAAGTATATGATCCCTTGGAATCAAAAGCATCTGAGTAAAATCCAACTGTATCTACAACTGGATTATTAGCAACAATAACTTCAGCACATGCGGCTGATGAAATAAATAATACACTAGCAAAAGTAATCTTCATATTAATAAGCTGCTTTCTTAATCTTAAATGGAGCAGCATCTTTAATAGCTTGCTCTACGGCTTCAATAGACTCACTTGGGATCTTGTTTACTTGATCTTTGTGATCACTGAGGATACCTCTAATAACGGTATATAAACCTGGTGTACGTCGATCTGGATCTTGTAGATCATTAACTAAACAATCTAAAAGAAGATCTTGTAGTTGATTTAACTTTTCTTTCATGGCTTCTTACCAAACAACTCAGCAATCTTTGAGATTGGAAAGATATGGCCTACAATATAACCAACTACTGCAAGCATACCAGCAAACCAAACACTACCAAGGAACGATTCAAAACTAGCTAATACTGTTGTCATTTTTTGTCTCCTTTGTTTTCTTGAATGCTGCATCAAAAGCAGGATCAGATGCCCTGAGTGCAGCTACCATTTCCCGTGCTGTAGCAGGATTATCCTGCGCTAAAGCTTTCCGTGCTATATCAGCTTGCTCTAGTTTAGCCTTAGGAATAAATAAACCTAGTGAGTAAAATATACCTTTTAATAAATTACCTAAACCTGTGTACCATAGTAAGAATACTATAGATATAAGACTAAGGGTAATCATAATATAAGTTAATAAACTTGCCCACCAAGGTACTTCGTCTTCTACTTTAGTTAACGCAACCAAAGTAGACTTAGTTAGATTAATAATTACTTCTTGTTCTTGAACTCCAGCTTGAGATTCAGACTGGATTGACTCTACATCAATAAGCTCGGTTTTAGTGGCTTCTTCAATTTTTTGGAAGCGTTCCTTACTTGACTGTGCAGACTCTTGAACTACAGTTGTATTTTCTGCAATAGTTTTAGTTGGAGATTTACAACTTGCTAGGGTAAATAATATTAAGAGTAAAAAATACTTCATTTACGTTTCTCCAATTCTATAACTCTTTGTTTTAAATCATCTAACACTGCACCGTGACGAGCATCATTAGATGAAACTTGAATCTGGGCTTTAACCAAATCTTGAACAATAACCTTTAACTCAGCTAAATCTTTATCAGTCTTATCAATTAATTGACTTCTTTTTCCAATATCAATAAAAAATCCACCAACACCAATAGCTAATACAATAAGTTGAAACCATTGAAGTACAACTGTTGGACTATTACGATTCTTTTCCTCCATTAATTTCTCCTTATTCTTGAGTTGCTAAAGAATTAAATCCACTACTATTAATTAAAGCTAAAGTTCCATCTGTATTTAAAACAGATAAACGAATCCAAAGATTACTAGGAATACCTAGGTTTGTAAACTTTACAGCACACTCGACACGATTTGCAATACCATAAGATTGATAACGAGCTGCTGTTGGAGTAAATACAGAATATGTTGCAGAATCGTTATAATTAAAAATATCTTTTGTATCGTCTCCACCAAACTGTACTTCAGATGGAGTAGCTGTAATAGGACCTAAAGTAAAACCCCAAGGTCCCGAGTCAATTTCATTGTCATCGGAAGTACTATCTCTTTGTGGATGTCCTGAATCCCCACCAACAAACTTTCTGTAAACTTTAGAATATCCTAAAGATTTTAAACGTGGAACACGAATTGCTAAGGTAATTACATAACGAGTATCACCTGCGTAAGTTTCAACTGATTCATTCTTAATGTATACTTTGAGTTTTGATAAGTCTGTTTTAGACCAGACTCTGGCACTAGATGCTTCTAGTTGACTGTATTGAGTTTTATAAATATCTGTAACTGTCGATACAGAAACCCTAGACTGATAATTTACATTATCGGTTAAACCATATTCTAAAATAATTGATGACTTAAGTTTATCTCTAAGTGCATCAATAAAATAATTACTAATGACACCTTTCTTAGCCACAACTCTAAAAACATATTCGTCTTCGGGATTAGGAACAAAGTTATGAGCATTAGAAAATATAGCATTCTGATCTACAAAACTTTGGTAAACTCCAGTATATCCAGCATTTGTGGTATTTCCACTTCCTGCATGAATATCATTTGGTCTAAAAGGCCACGGAACTATATTAGCAGCTAGTATATTTGTTGAACCACCACCATATGAACTTAATGTATAACTAGGATAATCATAACTTTGTCTGTACAAATCTAAGTGTGGATTTAATGTACTTGCGTCTACAACACCAACATTACTGGTGAACCAATCAATATCTGCCTCATTAAAACGATAATCATAATTATTAGAAGCTTCTGTACTCCACCTTTGTTGCCAAAGTGTCCAAAGTCTATCTGCTTTGACATACAATCCATCGTTTACATCGCTTGTTGAGCTATCTGAGTTTACTACTTTTTGTAAACGATTCCAACCTTGAAACCGTACAGTTGGTTTTTCAGCACTAAAACTATTGCTTGTATTGATTGAACCTTCAGTTGTTGATGCCATTGCTAAAGATTGTTTATTATAATAAATAATTGTAGCAGGAATTTTCCACATACAACCAATAGCTGATTCTGCTGTTTCTAGTCTTTTATAAAGCAGTGTACTAGATGTACCAGAGTCGTAATAAAAATTATAATCTGCTGCTATAAAATAGTTTTTCATCAATCTAGCAATTCTATCTCGCTCTTGTGGATTAGCACTTACACTGTAACTACCTGGAGCCCTTGCACCAGCAAAACACATATCACGAAGATGTAATAAATAAAAATCTTTAAAGTTTACATTACCATTATTAAATGTACCGCTTTCAGCTGAGATTGAATTAAATGCAGTTGAAATATCAGCAATACTTGGATTTGCACCGTTTCCAGGTATATAAAACCAAGATCCTTCACCCCCATTTAAACTAAATATAGGCATTTTAAGAGTTGTTGTATAACACTCTGGTACACTAAGATAGAAAGCTGTAATACCATAGCCATATAGTTTTGACGTATATGCTGTTTCACTTGATGAAATAGTTGTTCTATTGTAGTATGGACTTGTGTATACTTTAGTAACTGGACTATTAACTGATTGTACCCCATGTTGAAATATTGGACCTACAGCTCCAACATTATAACCATTTACGTTGTATAATTCTGTTGGTTTATTCCAATACATAGATTTATAATTATGAAGAATATCAGTACCATCTGACTTAACTATAGTATTTCTACCTTGATTTAAATTCCATTCTAATTTAATCTTAATTGGATTTGACAAACGATCTGAAACATCTTGAAGACTATTGGTTACATTGGTAAAATAAGTAACTGGATCTGCTTCAGTTGGTAGAATTTTTTTAATAATATGATAAACTGTAGGGGGATCTGTAACTACCCATTGATCAGAGTTATTTTTAAATCCAGCAATTTGACTGATTGATGAAACATTAAGTGGTGTTACATTATGCCATGAAAGGTTTGTTGGAGGATAGAATGTTCTATTTGCGAAAAGAAGTTGTGCTTGGGTAATATCAACTGTTGGACTTTTTGCAGTCCATTTATTACCATTAGAAGTATCATATACTAAGATATCTTTATTAGCTACTGGAGTTATATCGACATCTGATAGATTTGAAATAGAACCACTAAAGGCATTAGATACAAACTTAGTTCCATTCCAAATAATAGCATGCCCAGCTTGTAAATTACTAAAGTCAAACTCTAAACTAGAGTTAGTTCCTGTAATATAAAATCCATTAAGTGTTGGATTAATCATTGTCCAAAATAAAACATTGGTTGGATCAATACTACTGGTAGCTTGGATACATTTATAAATTTTATTGTTAAATGAAACAATACTACCAATTGTATATGAAGTTCCATTTACCCATGCACTAACTGCGGTTGCTAAAGAATAATTAACATTAACAGTTGAGTTAGTAAAGTCTTTTTCTTGGGTTACAAATAACAACTGATAAAAACAATCATTAAGATCTTTAGCGGTAAGTTTAGCGCCTTCTGAAAAATTAGTAATCATGCGATCACTAAGGGTAGATCTTTGTAGCACAATCTGATTAAAACCAGCTAAAGATGCTGTAATATTAATAGTGGCATTAGTTTCATTAATAGTAAAATCTGTATTTAAAATCAACTGAACAGTATTACTTGTTGTAGAGTTCTTCTTAAATACTTTTAACTGAGTTGAAACTGAATAATTACAAATCCAATATAAAGAATTATAGGAATAAGTAGTGCCACTAACAGGCAGAGTTACTTCTGTATTTGTAAATAACGAAGAATTCGTAGTTAAATAATCATAACAAGGCATGCTTTCTCCTTATTCAATGCTGGTATTTAGAGATCTAAAGTTACCAACAATCTCTATATTTGATATATTACACGGGGTTGGATAAGATGATCTGATAAAGATTTTACAATTCTCAGAGTAACTAAGGATCTTTACCAAATGTTCACCAACTCTATCTATCCTAAGTTGAGCTAAAGTATCTATAATGCTGTTGGTATCTAATGGATAGAATGTAACAGGATTATCTAAACGACCCCGACGCTCAACAACTAAATCATATGAACCTGAATACAAGTGTCTAGTGGTTATCTTCTTAAGGTTAAGTACGCCTTCATAAACTGAATTAGGATCTTGAGAGGATCTATAGACTTGCTGCGACAATTCAACATTCATTTGATATGTTCGCCCAATAGAAACAGGATATGCCCTATAGTCACCAGTAATAAAGATTTCTGTATTATTAGTGGAAGCATTATAAGAGATATCTCCAGGAGCTACAGCAATAACCTTATATCGCTCTGAACCCCAAGAAGCATTAGTTAAAGAAACATAACTAACATTTGGATCATAGTAAGGAAGAATAATCTTTGTCTTACCTCCAAACAAACTACCTTCTGGTTGTTTAGTAATTAACCAATCTAACATAGGTGTTGTGTAAGGTACAGTTTCTAAAGAAACAAAATAAACACAAAGCTTATTAGGAAGATTATTAATAACTGGGCCAGTTGGTCTTTTGCTAATTATGTAAAGATCTTTTTCATATGCCTTAATAGATTTAATATTATCATTAGAAGATAATACCCATCTATGGAATGCATTCTGAGAAATCTTATCACCATTAGTTCTAAATGTAAATAAATACATATAGTTAGGGGCACTTTGATCTACCATAAATACAGTACTTGTTGCCGAACTAACACCTAATGCTGAGATATTAGAAGGAAGATAATCTCTACAGTGATGACTGATGTCCATCGAAGTTGAGTACTCATCACTAAGGGAACTACCACTAAGGTACATATACATTTTTTTATCATTTACAAAGAAAACATTTGTACCCATTTTCTGTGGAGCTGTTACTTTAGAAGTACTAAAGAATGAGGTAGGTCTAAACTCGACGTTAAACGGAGAAATACCTACATCATTTGAGCCACCTCTTACTTCAAACTGCGTTGAACCAGCACCCAAAACAATTAGAATATTTTGGAACGGTACAATATAAGTCAGTTTGTTATAAGCACCCACGCTTGCTTGAATATCAATAGGATCTGTTTCTACTATATTAGAAATATCTGATACCCAGAAATCAAAGAATGAGTTAGTCCGACTTGCCATGATTGTATTTTCAGTAGCAATCCAAAGTCTATTCTTCCAAATAGATACTGATTGGATTGTTTCTTTTCGCTCTAAAGCTTTAGGCCCAGGGTTGCTAAGGCTTGTTCCAGATCGTCGTGGAACCAAAGGCATGTGTTTAACCTTCCACTTACCTTGGTCTGTAAAGTCTTTGTAGATCCAAATAGGGAAAGTACGGTGGTCTATTACAGAGTTAGGACCTTCACTTCGTAGTCGTTCAAAGTATGGATTCTTGGTATAACGTGTTGCTCTATAAAAACTAGCAGGAAATGTTAAGTAATTGTTTCTTGCAGCGTAGACTTTTCCTAATCCAAGATAGTCTGTATTACCATCTCTATCTTCTGCTGGCAAGGGTGAACTTGGATAATAATGATCCTTTGTCCATACAATACCACCACCAGGAATAGAAATATTATGAGGTTTGTCATAGTAATCATAGATCATTCTACTGGCTCTATAGCCATTAAAATCTCTAACATCATTATAAACGTCAGATGCTGAAAACTGAGGAATCTCACTAAAGTTTTCTCTACTCTGGCCTTCTTCTTCTTCCTCTAAGGTATCTGGATTAATATTTAAAATAACATCATCTCTTACGTTAATCCAATAACGATCAGAATCAATTAAGTCTTCATCAACAGGTAATAAGGTTTGGGGTGGACTTGTTCTTTTATAGTTGATTACATCACCTGAGTGAATGTATTCATTATTTGGAAATGAACTAATCCAGTTAGTTGAAGAAATACCAGTTTCTAGGTTTCTATTATCTGGTAAATAATCAATAGGAATCTTTTTATTCCATAGTAACAAACCTACATCAAAGTCAGTAGAACCAAAAGTTTCATTAATAGAAGACGGTGTAACATTGACAATATTCTCTCCTGCTAAATAATAATTAGCAGTTGTTGCTCTATTTCCATATGTCAAGTATTCATAAACTGCTCGGTTAAACCCAGATGTATTAATAATTCCAGCAGAGTTATCTACAGTTTCTTTAATCCATTGAGTAGGTTCAATTCTATAAACAGTTATAAAATCAGAAAGATTAATTGTATGACCACTGTGGGTAAAAGAGTTTTGAACTACAGGATCAAATGGATATCCTGCTCTATTAATAATAATGCAATAACGATTGTATCCATCAATATCTAGAAAGTGAAAATAAAGATTATCAGTATTAAAGTTTAATCCCGCAGGAACCTCAACATTAGCAACATCTAGATAACTATTTCCAGTACTGGTGGATACATAAGTAAGTGGTGGTCTTTTTTCAACAGACTTCTCAAGAGTAA